ACGCCCCTGAGGCCACGGCGCGTCAGCGAGCGCAGAAAGTCGGTCCAGAAGGTTTCCGCCTCGGACGGGCCGATGGCGAGCCCGAGGACCTCTCTGCGGCCTTCTGAGTTGACGGCCACGGCGATTATCACCGCCACCGAAACGATCCGGCCGGCTTGGCGCACCTTGATGTAGGTCGCGTCCAGCCACAGGTAGGGCCAATCGCCTTCGATTGGCCGATCCAGGAAATCCTTCACCCGGACGTCGATCTCTTCGCAAAGCCGCGAGACCTGGCTCTTCGAGATCCCGGTCATCCCCATCGCCTTCACCAGGTCGTCCACCGAGCGGGTGGAAATGCCCTGGACGTAGGCTTCCTGGATCACCGCCGTCAGCGCCTTCTCCGCCATCCGCCGGGGCTCCAGGAAGACCGGGAAATAGCTGCCCTTCCTGAGCTTGGGGATCTTCAGGTCAATCGCCCCCGCCCGGGTCTGCCATAGCCGATCCCGGTAGCCGTTGCGCTGGTTCTCCCGCAAGGCGCTGCGTTCCCCGTGGCTCGCGCCGCACAGCCCCTCAACCTCCAACGCCATCAGACGATCGGCGGCAAAGCCGATCATCTCGCGCAAGAAATCGCTGTCCGAACTCTTCTCAATCAGCTCCTGAAAGAGCATGCTCCTTTCGGTCATCGTCGTCGTCTCCATCATGGTTTCAAGGTCTCCAAACCCAAACGATAACCGAGACCGGCGATGACCGCCCGCTGTGGATAACCGGCTTGCCTAGGCCTGACTCGCGGCGGTCGCTACGGCAAGCCGGTTACCCACAGCTACACCACGCCATGGGACACAAGCGCGACACTTGGTCGGTGCGCGTGATGTGCGATGCGCTGGAGGTCTCGGCCAGCGGCTACTACGCCTGGCGTGGCCGTCCGGAGAGCCCCAGGGCGGCGGAGAACCGTGCATTGCTAGCCGGTATCCGGCGTGTCCATGCCCGCCACCGTGGCCGCTACGGCGCCCCGCGCATCCACGCCCTCTTGCGCGCCGAAGGACGCCTCGTCAGCCGCGGCCGGGTCGAGCGGTTGATGCATCGCCATGGCATCCGAGCGATGACCCAACGCCGCTTCCGGGTCGTCACCACCGACAGCAATCACAGCCTGCCGGTCGCCGACAATCTGCTCGACCAAACCTTCCTGGCCACCCGGCCGAATGAGATTTGGCTGGCGGACATCACCTACATCCCGACCGATGAGGGGTGGTTGTACCTGGCCACCGTCCTCGATCTGTTCACCCGTAAGGTCGTGGGCTGGGCGATGCGCGATCACACGCGCCTCATCCTCAACACCCTGGCGCTTCTTTTCGCCCGGATCTTGACGGCTCTCCTCGGGACCGCCGCAAAACCCGATACTTGGCCGCGAATTCCCAGCATCCAAAATTCAATCGCTTAGCCGTTTTTCAGCGCCGACAAATTATGGCCCGCCTCATCGCACTGGTCTACGACTGGTGGCGCCTGTTCGCTCGCCTCGCCGGCCCCGACCATCACCGCAAGGCGATCACCAGACGGCCGCTGCCGCACGGAGTCGCGCGCCAGATCCGACACCCCGGGCCAGACCCGGCTGACGGTGACCTCCTGCCACGGGCGCCGGCAGCACGCGGTGCACGCCCTGACGCGGTTCGCCAAGCTGTTCCAAGACCCGCGCCAGATTGCGGAGCAGTTGACGATCCAGGAAAGATGGCTGCGCATCGTCGCCGAAGCTCTATGAAAGTGCCTCCATGGATGACAACCGGGCTAGCCGCTGTGCCCCCTCGGGCCGCATCTACAGGATGAAATGGCGGCAGCCCTCCACCCGAAACCCACACCAACCGCCGCTTTTGGTGTGTAGGATCAAACATACTATCCTTATATAGCAATTAAAACCTTGACTAGAGGCAATGGTAGGTATATATACAGATCACTGAACGCCAAACATGTATCTAGTCCTGCCTTTGCCCCGCCGGCAGGTTTTTTGCCGCTATCAACTAGCAATCAAGGAGCAATCTCGCCATGGGTGGGTTCTTGCCGTCGCCGTCGCCGTCTGCCCCATCGCTCCCGTCACCAGCACCTGAGCCAGATCTTAAGGAGGTTGAGCGGCAGAGCAGGCTGGACGCACTCGCGCGAAAACGCCGCGGCCTCGCCGGCACCATTACCACTTCACCGCGTGGCTTGCTCGCGCTTAGCGATTGGGCGCCAAAGCGGAAATCCCTTTTGGGAGAATAACCATGACTACTCTGACTCCGAAAGGCGTCACTGAACGTTACCAAAGGGCCAAAGAGAGGCGGGCCAATTGGGAAAGCCACTGGCAGGAATGCTATGACTTTGCTCTTCCCTACCGTGATTCAGCCGTCCGAGTTACGCAATCTGGGGAGAGGAAAGGCGACAAGCTGTTCGACGGAACAGCCCCGGATGCGGTAGATCAATTGGCAGCAAGCCTTATGGCGCAATTGACGCCGCCTTGGACGACATGGTTTGGCTTTGCCGCAGGACCAGATGCCAGTTTCGTCGGGCGCCAAGAACTGGAAGCGGAGTTGGAGCGCATAACGACTGCGCACCGGTCGCACTTTGATCACTCCAACGTTGCCGTTGAGTTGCACCAGTGCTATCTGGACTTGGTGACGGCGGGCACCGCTTCATTGATGTTCGAGGAATCGGCCCCAGGCGAACCCTCAGCGTTTCGCTTTACGGCCGTGCCATTGGCGCAGGTGGTGTTAGAGGAAGGACCGTCGGGTCGCCTTGACACGACGTTCCGCCGGAGCGAACTAGCGCCTCAACAGTTGACCGCCCGATTCCCGGCGGCCAACATGTCCGACACACTGATACAGTGGTCCAAAGAAAACTCCGACAGCAAAATCTCGATTATTGAGGCTGTGATCCCAGATGGTGTCGGATATTCCTACCTCGCGGTGGCTGAACCGGGCCCCGTTACGGTCGGCGACCCTGTTCTTCTTGCAGAAGGTTGGTTTGCTTCCTCTCCGTTCATAAATTTCCGCTGGTTGAAAGCACCAGGAGAGGTGTATGGCCGCTCGCCGGTGATGAAGGCTTTGCCCGACATCAAGACCGCCAACAAGGTGGTGGAACTGGTGTTGAAAAACGCTTCGATCGCTGTGACGGGGATGTGGCAGGCTGACGATGACGGCGTAATTAACCCGGCAACAATAAAGCTAGCTCCAGGAACAATAATTCCTAAGGCAGTGGGCTCAGCAGGACTCACGCCGCTTAAGGCCCCCGGTCGGTTTGACGTTTCCGAACTTGTTCTCGACCAACTTAGAGGGCGCATTCGAAGAGCCCTGTTCGTTGACCAACTTGGCCAAATAAACGGCCCGCGAATGACTGCCACGGAGGTGCTCGAGCGTTCCGCCGAGATGGCGCGCATTCTTGGTGCCACATACGGTCGTCTTCAGTCGGAGCTACTAACCCCTCTTGTAATGCGAGCGAGGGGTATACTCGCTCGGCGGGGAGAGATCCCAGACTTCGCGGTCGATGATCGCATCGTAGCGCTCAACTACAAGACACCATTGGCACGCTATCAGGCACAACAAGACGTACAGAATACGTTGCTTTGGCTTGATAGCGTCAAGTCGTTGGGGCCCGAAGCGTTATCGGCCGTCGATCAGGCGGCCGCGGCTCGCTGGTTGGGGCGCGCTTTAGGAGTGCCAGGAGAATTGGTTCACGAGCCGCCAACCGACATTGTGCTGGAATCCGAGATTGGAAAAATTCTGGAACAAGGTGCTGTCGCCATAAATGAAGAGGCGGGAACGTTAGCGACCAGCAGCGATGCTTCAGTTTCCGTGAAGATGCCCGAAAAACAGACAGGGATAATGGCAAATGCTAGGACATGACTCCGGATGGGCTTGGTTTGATGTGCCCCCTCCAGATGCCATAAATAGAGAGCACGCCTCAGGAATTACTGCGGATTTGCTAAGCGCCTATGTGCGCACCTTCAGAAGTGAGGCAGGCTGCCAGGTTATGCGGCACTTGCGAGCAATCACCGTGGACCGAGTTATTGGACCTGATGCCTCTGACGCACTTTTGCGTCATCTTGAGGGCCAAAGGCAACTCGTCAACTACATTGCCAATCTTGCAGAGCGCGGTGTTGATCAGATTGGTGTTTTCCAATTGACAAACAGTAAAAGCGATAAACGAAGTATGGAGATCAACGATGACTGAGAGCCTACTTCAGGCAGATACGAGCGGCGCACAGGACACGGTAGATGCTCATGCTCAAGATGTCGAACTGGGGGATTCGAAACGGCCTTCGGACATCCCTGAAAAATTCTGGGATGAGGAGTTGGGACAGATCCGAACAGATGGTCTCATAAAGTCATACCTTGAGCTTGAACGTAAACTTGGAGGGCTCAACGAAAATGCCCCGCCCGACAGCCCCGATGACTATCAGATCAACGTTGAAAACGAACTATTGGTAAGTGATCCTGACGTCAATAAGCGCCTCCACGAAGCTGGTTTTACCCAGGAGCAGGCGCAAGTAGTTTATGATATAGCGGCTGAACGATTGACGCCGATGATCGCCGAGGTCGCATCAGTATTTGAGGCGGAGACCCAGCTAAGTCACCTCGTTCAGCACTTCGGCGGCGCGGAACGATGGCGCGAGACCGCACGCCAGATCGAAGCCTGGGGTCAGTCCAAATTACCGAAGCCGGTCTTCGAGGCCCTGTCGACGACTTACGACGGCGTGTTGGTAATTAATCGAATGATGTCGGGTGATGAACCTGGATTACTTCAGCAAGGTGCCTCCGGGGACGGCATGCCGACCGAGGCTGAACTAAAAAAAATAATGCGCGACCCAGCTTACTGGCGCGATCAGGATCCAGCCCTTGTGGAAAAGGTCAGGACCGGCTTCCGCAATCTATATCGTGAGGAGGGGTGAGCGCGCTTCGTTCGCATAGCTCCCCCGCGGGGCGTCGGTATCCGGAAACCGACGCCCCGTATCAATTCGAAGGATAGTATCAATCGGCGAGTAATTACCTCAACGGATTTTACCCGCTGAGAACGGCATAACTTAGCTACCCTCGCCGGACAACCCCGAGCGACTTTACTGATCACTCTCGGCCCGGTGAGTTCTATCCGCTTTAGCGTTCGGCGGGACCCCCATAACCGATCGTTGGCGTTCCGACCAAAATTATTCCTCAATAATGATAGGAGAGACGTACATGTCGACGCAAGTCGCCCTGTCGTTCATCAAGAATTTCGAAGCTGAAGTGCATGTCCAGTATCAGCAGATGGGCTCAAAGCTTCGTAACACGGTACGTACAAAGAATAGCGTCGTTGGCGCGACCACGACCTTCCAAAAAGTGGGCAAAGGCACAGCTAGCATCAAGGCCCGCCACGGAAAAGTTCCGGTAATGAACGTCGATCACACGCCTGTAGAGTGTATTCTTCAGGATTACTACGCCGGCGACTGGGTGGATAAGCTCGATGAGCTCAAAACCAATATCAATGAGCAGCAGGTGGTCGCCAAGGCCGGTGCCTATGCTCTCGGCCGGAAGACCGACGAACTGATCATTAACCAACTGGCGACGTCGAGTAATTACGCCGACGCTGATACCGAAGGGCTCACCAAGCCGAAAATCCTAACAGCCTTCGAGATGCTGGGAGAGGTCGACGTTCCCGATGACGGTCAGCGGTTCGCGGCAATCGGATGGAAGCAGTGGAGTGACCTCCTCAATATCGAGGAGTTTGCCAACGCTGACTACGTCGGCGACGACCAGCTGCCGTGGAAAGGAACCCAAGCAAAACGTTGGCTTGGAACCCTGTGGCTCCCGCACTCGGGCCTACCCAAGATCGGCAACGTCCGACACTGCTTCTGGTACCACAAAACTGCGGTCGGCCATGCCATTGGATCGGAGGTCAAGACTGATATCACCTGGCACGGCGACCGAGCGGCGCACTTCACCAATAACATGATGAGCCAGGGCGCCTGCCTCATTGACGGCTCGGGCGTTGTGACCATGCGCTGCCTCGAAAGCTAAGGAGTAAGAATCAATGGCATATAATCCAAAGAACCTTAGTGTGTTAGCTTATGCTAATGGCTTCACCCTATGGCATTACACGACAACTGACACGGGGGCCGTGGCTGACAATACCGGATACTTTAACGGTGCCGCCGAGATGGTCCGTGTTGGCGACATGATCCTCGCCAACGTAGATACCGACGGAACACCTGGCGCCGGCATTTTCTTGGTCAACGACAACACGGGTGGGGGCGTCGATGTTGCTAACCTGACCGTGGTTGGTTCCTCCGACACCGACTAAGGATTCTGCTTCAGAACCACAATTCGGGCGATCTGTATGTCTCCGCTGGCCGTTGGCCAGCGGAGACACGAACCGCCGATTTGGCAGCTTATAAACAATTTAAGCCGTCATACGGTATATGTAGAGCAATTCTCGTAAAAAATTATCGACTTGTTTTGAAAAAACAAAAAAACTGCCTCTAGTTGAATAATTTCAACCATTGTCGGATGTCACCAGATAAAATAACCAAAAGCACACTGTCAATACAAACATTTTTACAATGTAAAAGTTCATTAATTTAAAAATGTTATTTAAAAAATATGGCGCAGGATACGATTTTCTACTATGGTAAACTGCCCCGCCCGTGAGATTTATCTTAAACACGATTGTCTAGGAGGTCGATGATGGCTTCGAGCAAGATTGATCTTTGCTCTCTTGCCTTGTTGAAAATTGGGGCGGACAGCATTGCCTCCTTCGAGGAGGGAACCGCAGAAGCAGAGGTGGCGGCAAATCTCTATCCTATTGTTCGGGACGCACTGATCTCTGCGCACCCATGGAACTTTGCTCTCGCTCAACGAACATTGGCAAAGCTGTCCATTGAGCCGGTCGCTGATTTTGATAATGCGTTCCAGTTGCCTCCGGACTGTCTTCGTGTGCTTTCGGCAGGTATAGAAGGTCGAGGGCGCGGCCTTGACTATAGAATATCAGAACATTATCTGCATGCCAATGTGGAGGCTGTTGTTTTGACTTACCTGTATCGCCCAAATGAAACAGATTTTCCACCGTTTTTCAATATGGCGTTGATTGCTCGATTGGCAGCGGAGTTCTGCATTCCACTTACGGATAGCACCAGCCGTTGGGAGGGTTTGCGTAAGTATTCCGAAGAGGAATTCCGACGGG